CTCCCCCATCCTCCAGATGCACGCTCTGATGCGGGCCGACCGGAGGCGGAAAGCCCTGCTGGACGCCTGCCACCCGAAGCAGCGGGCGTTCATCGCAGACCGGGCAAAGCACAAGCTGGCCGTCTGCAGCCGTCGCGCCGGGAAGTCTCGAGGGGTCGGTGTCTGGCTGCTCGAACCGGCGGAGCGCTACCCGGGCCAGATGTCCGTTTACATCGCCCTGAGCCGGCCGCATGCGCGCAACATCCTGCTCCCGACCATGCGGGCGATCGACCGGCAGCACAAGCTCGGCCTCCGCTTCCCTGAGACCGACGGGCAGCTCTGGGTCGTGCATCCGAACGGGTACCGCATCTGGCTCGCCGGCTGCCAGCACATGAGCGACGTGGAGAAGTTCCGAGGGCCCGCCTACGTCCGGGCTGCAGTCGACGAGGCTGGGTCCTTTGGCGGGCACCTCGAGGAACTCGTCGAGGACGCGCTCGACCCCGCCATGATGGACTTCGACGGCGAGATTTGCCTCACGGGGACTCCGCCGCCCTGCCCTGCCGGCTACTTCTATGAGGTCGCCACCGGGGACCGGGGCCGGCCGCAGTGGCCGACGCATCACTGGACGGTGATGGACAACCCGTTTCTTCCGCACGCCGAGGACTGGCTCCGGCGCAAGCGGGAATCCAACGGCTGGGACGAGAACCATCCGCGCTACCGGCGGGAGTATCTGGGCCAGTGGATCCGGGACTTCGGGGCCCTGGTCTACCCGTACGACCCGGACCGGAACGGCTGGGACGGAGTGCTCCCCGAGGGCGAGGTCCGCTCCGGAATCGGGATGGACATTGGCTACGAGGACGCGACTGCCTGGGTTCCGATGCAGTGGGTCAGCGGGTCCCCAGAGCTATACATTCCCGAGAGCCACTCCGAGCGGCACCTCATTCCGTCGACCGTGGCCGCCTACACCGAACGGTGGAAGCAGACTTACCCCGGCCCGACGGTCGTGGATACCGGAGGCATCGGTAAGGGGTACGCCGAGGAGATGCGCCAGCGGTTCGGGGTCGCTTGCGAGCCAGCCGAGAAACAGCACAAGATGGCAGCGGCTGAGATGCTGAGGGGCGACCTTATGAGCGGGGTTCTCAAGGTGAATCCGAGCAAAAACCGGGACTTGCTCGACGAGTGGAGCCGGATTCAGTGGCTCGAGGACCGGAGCGGTATCGATCCGAGGTTCCCGAACCACCTAGCAGACGCCGCGCTCTACATTCACCGCCGTTTGCGCCCCTGGTACCGCCCGGAGAAGGAAGGGCCGACCCCAGGGACCCGGGAGTTCATCGACGCCGACCAGGCCAGGGTGAAGCGAGAAGCGGAGCGGGCGGTCCGGGAGAAACTCGAGAAGCAGGCCCGGAGAGACCGGCGACGGGTGTCGATTCAGGTAGGCCGGAGGAGGAATTGATGCGCATAACCAAGAAGCAGTTCGTCATCTTCCGGACCGAGTGCGAGCGGCTCCACAATCTGTTCCGGCTCTCCGGGTGGGGCATGGAGGTGGTGTTCGAGGACATCGGGGAAGACGCCGCGGCCCGCTGCATGACGGACGTCTGCCAGCGCAAGCTCTGGATCTCGCTGAACACAAAGTGGGAGCAGTGGGACCAGCCGGCGCCGCCCAGTGATGCCCGGATCCGGCAGTCGGCGCGGCACGAGATGCTACACGCCTTGACTGAACCCCTGATTCAACTCGCGCAGTCGCGGTTCGTCACCAAGGACGAGGTCGCTGCGGCGTGTCACGAGGTGCTGCAGCGGCTCGATCCGTTGCTGCCGAGATAGGCCGGAGGCGATGACGGTGCGGATCTGGCTCTCCAGGGCCGCTAGTCGCCTGGCCCTGCGGACTGACCCCGGCTTGGTGCAGGAGATCCCAGCGTACCCCGAGAAAGCGCCTGCCTCCGGACTCGGGGCCCTCGAACGGCACCGGTGAGCCGCCCCCTGCAGGAGACTCGCGGCGCATTGGGCTGCAGCGCAGACTTCGGCCGTCGACCCGTGTGGGAGTGCCCATGCTTTCGGGCAGGCGGCCTGGTGTTGTTGCCAGTAGCCCCTCGCGCGGCTCTTCCCTCGGTGAGGATCACAGCGAGCGCCGACGGGGCCCCGCATGCAGTCGCCGTGGTGGACGTACGCCGCGAAGTTGGACTCTGCCTCGCCCAGGGCCACGAGGGACGCGGCCACCCGCTCCCGGCTCCACCCTCGCGCCCGGGTCTCGGCGGCACCGGTGATGCAGATGGCGGCCTGCGTCCGGCGCCAGTCCAGCTCGGCGGCGGTCTCGGGTTCTGGCTCCTGAGAGTACGGGGCCAGCGATTGCAGGACGAGCAGGACAGCCTCAGCGAGTGTCGGCATGGGCGGACCCTAGCACAGGGGAGAATCCGGCCCTATACGGTCGGACCGGCCGCCCGCTTGACAGGGCGTCCAATCGGCCGTAAGGTAGGGATGTGGTGATTCGCATGCCAACCCTGACCCGCCCAATCTCATGGGCCGTGCGCGACTGCGACACGGGGCGACGTGAGATTGTGTCCGCGCAGTCGGTGGCAGAGGCAATCCGGAAGGGTGCGCGGTTGCTCGGCTCCCCCGTCGAGTTGGTCGAAGCTGCGCCGACGTACGAATCGCGAAATATCGCGGTAGGCCAGCGGGCTGCTTGACCGGTCAGCGGTTCCACGATATATCGTGATCTGTGCCTGACTCACTAGCACGTGAGCGCTACTGGCAGATCGACGCCGAGGAAGAGCCGGACCGCCGGGCCTCGGAAATCTGGGGAGTCGCTACCGCGCTGCAGCAAGACCAGCAATGGCGGGAGCTGCAAAACTCCGAGTTTATCGGCGCCTACGAGGGCCGGGGCCTGGCCGCCCTGAACGCCAGCGCCTACACTGGAAAGTCAGAACGGCTTGACCTCGCATTCAATCTCTGCCGGTCGCTGGTCGATACGGTCATCGCTGACACCGCCGGGAAGCAGCGGCCGAAGCCGCAGTTTCTGACCTCGGGAGCCGACTGGCAGACCAGACGTCGGGCCAAGCGGCTGGACCAATTCGTTCTGGGCATGATGCACCAGCCGCAGGGTCGGTTTGCTGACGCCTGGGAGCTGATGGTCACGGCCTGGCGAGACGCTGCGATCTGCGATATCGGCGCGGTCAAGGTCCTGGTCGAGGACGGGCAAGTCATCGCCGAGCGGGCCCTGCCCTGGGAACTTTTCGTGGATCCGGTCGAGGCGATGAAGGGCGACCCCCAGACGCTCTTCCACATCACCACGATGGACCGGGATGCAGCGGTCCGGGCGTTCTGCGGCGATGACGTGGACGAGGAGATTCGCCAGAGCCGCCGGTATGCCATCGAGTCGGCCGAGTCGGTCTCGTCTCGCGGCCAGCTCGGGAGCGACACCAGAGCGGCGGACCAAATCCAGATCGTCGAGTCGTGGCATCTGCCGGTCGGCGACGAGCCCGGCTTCCACGACTTCGCCCTGTCCGGCTGCCTGCTTCACTCCGAGGAATGGGAGTGGGACCTCTTCCCCTTTGTGATCTATCGCTGGGCGGATGACGTGGTCGGCTGGCACGGTCAGTCGCTGGTCGAAGAGAGCTTGACGATTCAGGAGGAACTGAACGACTGGGCGAAGGAGCTCCAGGAGAACTTCCACATCCGGAACGGTCGGCGCACATGGTATCGGCCCGGCTCGGTCGCCGAAGAGCATCTCCAGTCGAACGAAAGCGAGACCTTCGTTCCGGTCGAGGAGGGGCACGACTACCCGCACACCGACCCGACCCCGCCGCTCTCGGACTCTGAGTTCAAGTATGGCAGCCTCTTGAAAGAGTGGGGTTTCCAGTTCACGGGCGTCTCGCAGCAGTCGGCGACGAGCCAGAAGGAACCCGGCATCACGTCCGGCGTGGCCATCCGGACCATGATGGACATGGGTAGCAAGCGCTTTTCCCGGAAGCTGACCACGTTCGAGAACGGCTTCGTAACGCTGGCCCGGCTCTTCATTCGGCTTGCGGCTACCATCCCCGGCTACAAGGTCAAGCTGCCCGGCCGCTCGACTTTCCAGGAGCTCGGGGTTAACGAAGTCACCATCGACGAGGACAAAATCCAGATTCGGATCCGCCCCGCCTCGGCACTTCCCGACGAGCCCGGCGGACGGCTGCAACTCCTGACCGAGATGTTCGGAATGGGGCTGGTTTCGCCGGACGGTTTCAAGCGGATGCTCGACTGGCCCGACCTTGACCGAGAGTTCTCTCGGGAGTCGGCCGAATACGAGTGGCTCGAGACGCTCATCGACCGATTCCTTGACGCGACTCCAGAAGAGACCGCGACAGCCTACGAGCCGCCGGAGGGTTTCCTCTTCGGCCTCGAATCGGCCATGGTCCAGATGGGAGCGGCATATTTTGTCGCGAAGCGGGAGGGTGCGCCGGAGGTCAATCTGGAGCTTCTCCGGCACTACATCGAAGAAATTGAGCAGCTGATGGAGCGCCGGGCGCAGCAAGCCGCCCAGCTCCAGGCCGTTCAGCAAGGTGGTCCACCGGGGGCTGGCCCCGGCCCCTCCCCGCCGCAGATGGCTGCTCCTGGTGGGCCGTTACCAATCAGGGGAGCCGCATAGATGCCAGAATCTGAATCCGTCACCAGCTCGACAGAAATCCCGCCCGTCGATTGGTCCGCCGCTGAGAAGTTGGCCGAAGCGTACGAAGCAAAGCGCGGAGTCGACCGCACGCCGGTGGAGAAGCCGGAGAAGTCGGAGGAACCGGCTGAGCCGCCCGCAGAAGCCGAGCCGGAGCCGAAGGCAGAAGCGGCCACGGAAGAGCCGGAAGCCTCGGAGCAGGCCGAAGAGAAGCCCGGCGGGGATACCCTGAAGCAACTCGAAGCGCTGGCCAAGAAGCACGGCTACGTACTCGCCGGGGAGAAGGTCCTCCCGGAAGAGCGTGCCCAACTCCGAGCCGAGAAGCGGAAGTTCCGGGAGGGAGCTCGCCAGCTTCAGTCCGACCTCGAGGCGAAAGCGAAGCAATACGAGTCCTATGAATTATTCGAGAAACGGAAGCGGGAAGGCGATCTAGTTGGGGCCGGGGAAGCGCTGGGTCTCGATCCAAACGAATACTCCCGGCAGATGGCCGGCCGCGTCGATCCGGCATACGCCGAGCGGCAGAAGATTCAGCAGGAGCTCGCTGAGCTCAAGGCCGCACGCGAAACCGAAGCGGCCGAACGGCAGAAGGCCGAAGCTGAGCAGAGCCGGGCCCGGGTCATCCAGGAACATCGGGCGTTCATCGCCTCCCATGCGCAGAAGAGCGAAAGCGAACTCGACCGCGAGCTGGTCAAGTATCCCGACCTCCTCGAACGGGCCCGAGCGCACGCCGAGCAAGCATGGCGAGACGACCAGACCGACTTGCCTCCGTCGCAAGCGGTCGAGCATGTCTACGCCGACATTCGGCGCATGCCGCAAGAGACTGTCCAGCTGCTTCGAGAGCGGCTGGCGTACATCGACAAGGTGAGAGGAACTCAGCCACCCGGAACGGCTGACGGAGACCGGGACTCCGACGATCCCGAGAGTGCCGACCAGGCCGGCGACAAGCCTGAGAGTAGCGGCCGGAGCGCTGACACCTCCGCGAAACCGAGGCGCAAGCCTCCGAAATCGGTTTCAAGCAAGAAGGCTGCAGAGGCCAGCGCAACCGCCGCCAAGCCGTTCAATCATGACGCTTGGAGAGAAGAGATGGCGAAGCTACTCGCACAGGCGGAAGACTGACCAGCGCAGCCGCGGAGAACTCCCGTGGCATCTACTCTCTCAACTTTCAGTTTCGCGCTCAAGACGCGCTACACCGACGAGGTGGTCGCGAACCTCGTGAAGGCTGACCGGCCCTATCTGGGCCTGGTCAAGCAAAACGAGAACTTCACCGGCTCGTCTCTCGTCGTTCCCATCCTCGACCAGAGCCCGCAGGGCGTCAGCGCAACGTCGCTCGCCTACGCGCAGGCTGTGGCGAGTAACGCAGGCGGCGCGGCTTTCGCGCTGACCACCGGCAACTACTTCGGCAGCGTCTACATCGGCGACAAGGTTCTGAAGCAGAGCAAGGGCAACGTCGGAGCCTTCCTCGACAATCAGACGGCAGAGACGGACGGCCTCTACGAGACCATGGCCGACAGTCTCGAGACCCACTGCTTCGGCAACGGCGGCCTGTCGCTGGGCAAGGAAGCGGGAACCTGGACGACCGGCAACACCATCACGTTGCTCAACAAGGAGCAAATTTGCAACTTCTATGTCGGGATGGCCATCGCCTCCGACACTGCAGACGGCTCCGGGTCGAGCGACGCAGTCAAGACCGGCTACGCGACCATCACGAGTATCAGCCCAGAGGACGGGACCATCACGGTCGACGACATCGACGGCATTACCGGGACGTTCCAGATCGGTGACTACCTCTTCCGCTACGGCGACTTCACCGGCGCCAGTTCGGTCGCGCTGATTCATGGGTTGGGGTCGTTCATCTACTCGACCTCGACCAGCGTTCCGGCGCTCTACCAGATGACGCGGAGCACGGACCCGACGAGCCGAGCCGGCTGCCGAGTGCCGTCAACTGCAGTGGTCGGGAAGAGCATCGAAGAGCGGCTGCAGATGCTCGGAACCTGGATGACCGGTCGCTACCGCACGATCGCCCCAGACACCTACTTCCTGCATCCGGAAGACTGGCAGAACCTGGCGATCGCCCTGCAGAGCCGCGGTGTGCGTGCCCTGGAGGATACCTCGACCAAGTTCGGCTACATGTACCTGACCGTCATCAGCGGCGGGA